GGGACAACTTGAGTTATGATTATACAGAGATTAACGGTTATATTTTCAGTAACAACTTTTAACATATTGGGGGTTGCATAATTGCACCCCCTTCGCTATACTAATATTAGTTAAAGGATTTTCCCCTATGAACCAATTAACACAAAGACTAATTGACAGAATCCAAGAGAAAGAATCATTCTTGGACATTGCCCACCTTTGCGAAGACTTCCAAACTTTCTGCGATGAAATCAACGAATGGGGAGTCGATCACATCGGAGGAGTTGACCTCTACGGATGCGGATTTCTACCAAACCCAGATTTAGACTTAGATGCCCTTGACGGTTTCTTTGCTTCTTTCGGTTGCACACCTGATAACCCACACCCCGCAGGTCGTTACGCTTAAGAAAGTCTTAACATTTCAGGGGTTGCGTAATTCGTAACCCCAGACTATAATAAGTACATAACAAACAAACACCCCTTAAGAATATGTTTACAACTACTGCTTATAACACACTTGGCGAAGCACAGGAAACAGATACACAGACTGACAGTTGGGCAGCAACCGAAATCTGTTTAGACCTTTCCATGCTTTACGGATACGCTGAAACCTTAGACGCTTGGGGTCGCCACGCTGGTGAGTATGGCGACAGACCCGCAGCACTTGGACAGAGGGTCTTCTAACCCTCTTCGTGCGTGAGGAGCAGTGGGGGGGTCGCCCGTCCCCCTTATATAAAAACGCAAGGTACCATTAAGCTATAAACGACCCAGATCGACCTCTCTATGAAAAACGCAAAGAGTTTACACAGGGGGCACAGAAATTTTTTCGTGTGTAAAAATGCCCACACAGGATTTGGAGAGAAAGTATGCATATACTATATACTGGAAAAGTGAAAAATATGACCCTTATGAAGAAATACGAAGATTCTAAAGTATCATTGAATACAGATCCAGTCACAAACGAATACAAGATCACAGTGCCAGAATGGGTGGTCAATGAATTTGATTGGTATGAGGATACAGAATTAGTATGGCATGTAGATAATAGTGGTATTCATATACAGCAGATAAATGACTGAACCAAGAAATGAAGAGTTTCGACTTGGTAAAGTAATCTTCAAGAGTCGTCACGTAAGATTTAATATTACCTTTGATGCTGTAAGTAAGATAACAGGTAGAAAACAGAAGTTATTAATATCCTATAAACCTTTCTTGTTTGCCGAACCAAGCAATAAAAAGATAGATTGACAAAGTGTATAAATTACAGTATGATATGAATGTAATTACAACACATTATGGCGAAAGGATTTACAGTTAAAGCAAAGTCACCAGTAGCAAAGAAAGCACCTGAGTGGGATTATAATTTAGCAAGACAGTTAGTTCGTGGAAAGACTTTTGTATTTTGTTTACCAGGTCGTGGAGTATCTTATAATTTTCTGAAGAGTTTTGTATCACTATCATTTGATCTAGTGCAGAACGGAGCAGCAATTCAGATATCTCAGGATTATTCTTCGATGGTAAACTTTGCAAGATGCAAATGTCTTGGAGCGAATGTATTAAGAGGACCAAATCAGTTACCTTGGGATGGTAAACTCAAATATGATTATCAGGTCTGGATTGACTCAGATATTGTATTCAACACAGAGAAGTTCTATCAGTTAGTGCTGAATGCAATTCCAGCAGATGCTGTTACAAAGGAAGAAGTGCTCGAACCAATGAAGAATGAGAAGGGAGAAGTCGTAAAGAATAAGGATGGAAGTGATGCTACAAAACTTGCAGGTTACAAGTTAATTGTGGATCAATCGAAGGAAAAGCAAATTGTTGCTGGATGGTATTGCACCGAAGATGGAAAAACAACTTCCGTTGCTCACTGGTTAGATGAAGATGACTTCAGAACCAATGGTGGTGTAATGAATCATGAAACCATAGAAAGTATCAGTAAGAGAAAGAAACCTTTCACTGTAGACTATACAGGTTTTGGTTGGTTACTGATTAAGAATGGAGTATTCGAGAGTGAAGGTTTACCTTATCCTTGGTTTGCTCCAAAGATGCAGATATTTGAATCAGGAGAGGTTCAGGATATGTGCGGTGAGGATGTCTCATTCTGTCTCGATGCAAAAGAAGCAGGATTCGAGATCTGGTGCGATCCAAGAATTCGAGTCGGTCACGAGAAAACAAGAATCATTTAATGACACGTTACAACCTTCTACGCAACGGTAAGATCATTTTCTGGGATTTATCAGAGAGTGAATTACTTGATCGTCTTGAAGATTTTGCTGTCGAACAATACGTTACTGGTGAGAAGATCAGCAAACAAATTACTTATGAACCTATCAAGGAGGAAAATTAATGGCAAAGGGAATGTTAAGCGGAGCATCTTATAATCGTGATGCTCGTCCGAAAAAGACTCGACAAGGAAGAGGAAAGCACTCTAAATACTCAGCGACCTCTCGTAACTCGGCTCGTAAGAGATACCGTGGACAAGGATGAAAAGACTTCAAAGAATCGATAAGTATGGACAACGTGGTAATATACCCGTTGATATGTCTGACGATTTTTATCACAATGGGAACGAATATTGTCGGTATTTAATTACTGACTATCGTTCCTCAATTTACTTAAAACACAAATAATGTATTGTCGAATACGACTTCAGGACACGAACTATCAAGAGTATCATAACTACCGTATTCTTGATAGTTCTGCTTTTCATAAATGTCTTGAGATATATCGGAAGTATGTTACCTATAAAAAGTTTACGGATGTGGTTCCAATCTTTCTTGAAGAGTTTGAGTTACCTCATACGGATATCATCGGTTACTATGATGGAAATGAACTTGCAGCATTTACTCTTGCTTATAAATTTAAGAGTGTAAATAGTGTTTGGGCAGATCAGTTTGCATGGGATTATAAGAATAAAAAACTGAGACTGGGACATATTGCAAATCAAAGTGAAATTGCAATGTATAAGAAATTGGGATATGATTACTATTATTTGGGTGAAGAGGCGGAATATAAGAAAAAATTAGACGGATACGAAATTTCTAACTTCTTTGAGACATGGCAAAACTAATTGGAAACCTTCCAACCAAAAAGGTATGGGTAAGAAAAGAATATTTAACTGACTTTCAATCAGGACATGGTGAATTTGTAGAGGGAATCTGGGTATGTGCCAAGTCAATACAAGGTCGTGCCTTCTATTTTGAGACTTATCTACCTGAATATGGTGCAATGTATGATAAATTACCTATCTCTGCCTTTTTATCACGACCTGAGAAACCAGATCCTGATATGGATTTGGTGAATCTACAGTTTTGGAACTGTATGGACTATGATTTTACAGTGATTGTCAAGCAATTTGTTGCTCCAATGGAGTGGGAATGTCGCACAAGACACTTTGGCAATCAAAAAGGACAGTATATTTGCACTTTAGACAACTATCATGGTGACTTTGACCAGATTGATCCATCAACAAGTGAGATGCCTGACGAACATAAGTCATTTAATTTGATTGAACTTCGTAACGGGCAGTATTGTCTCTATCCAAACAACCGTTGTCGCATCTTTGATACTTCAATGACACCTGATCCTGTTAAAACTCCTGACTTTAAGGTATCAACACGCATCTTTGAGGTTGAAAATGACGTAAATTGGGGTCGATTGGGAGATTGTGATGATTATTTCTGGACTACACCTGATGAACGAGAAGAAAAATAAGTATATTTTAGATTGGATAACTAAATTATCTGAAATTCGACCAGAATTAGGTAATTTTGCGGTGTGTCCTTATGCATCAGCATCAAAATTTATCATTTTAGAAGAAGAATTAAGAAAAGTGCGTCCAAGAGTTGGTTGGGACGTTGTAATTTACGCTGTTGAAGACGATCATGACTCAGATTTCCTCTATGCAATGGTAGATGACTATAATCGAGTCTATAAAACACATAAATTCATTGCAGATCATCGAAAATCCAAAACTTTTATCAATGGTGTGCAGACAAATAACGGAAAATACAACTTAGTTCTCTGTCAACCGAAGGAAGATCTTACAGAAGCAAGAAAAAAACTTGCAAAAACAAAATATTACGATTATTGGGACGAAAATTACCTTGAAGAAGTTCTCGAAGATGATTTTGACAAAGTTTTTCACTCTATGGGCAAACATTTGCTTCTTGAAGTGTATGATGTTGACTCTGATACCTTAAATGATTATCAATTTATGAAGGATATTTTCTTCAATGGTATAATCAAGTCAAAAAGCAAAATATTAAACACTATAATCCATAAATTTACTCCGCATGGTGTTACAATCCTCTTTGCACTGGCAGAAAGTCATGTTTCTCTTCATACATGGCCTGAAAAAGGGTGTTTTACTGCTGATTTTTACACTTGCGGGGATAAAGATCCAGAAATAATCGCAAAATATGTGATTGAAGCATTAAAATCAAAAAAACATCGAATTAGATTATTAAATCGTTAGTGATTGGGTATAAATAAATCTAAAAGTATCATTTAATGGCGACTCAACGCACATCAAGAAGATTTAAGGATATAAGTTTGTCTTTTTCACCTCATCCAGTGACAAAAGATCTTCCTGTAATTCTAAATGAACGTGCAATTGCCAGATCAGTTAGGAATTTGGTTGAAACAATACCTTCTGAAAGGTTTTTTGACTCTAAACTTGGTACAGATATAAGAAGTTCACTCTTTGACAACTTTCAATCTACTACAGTTACTATAATCGAAGATCAAATAAGATCTACGATTAGACGATATGAATCAAGAGTAGATAACATTGGTATTGAGGTTGATGGACTACCTGATCGTAATGCACTTGAAGTAAAAGTTATCTTTACTATCGATGGTTTAGAGACTCCACCTCAAGAATTCACATTTATTTTAGAACCAACAAGATAATATGCCCGCTTTTCAATTTACTAATTTAGACTTTGATGAAATCAAAGTACAAATCAAAGATTTTTTAAGATCAAACTCGAATTTCACTGATTTTGATTTTGAGGGTTCTAATTTTTCTGTTTTAATTGATACCCTTGCTTATAATACCTATATTAATGCATTCAACGCTAATCTAGTCGTTAATGAGTCTTTTTTAGACTCTGCTACAGTTCGTGAGAATGTTGTTTCACTTGCTCGTAACATTGGATATGTACCACGCTCTAGAACCGCTGCAACAGCGAGGATTAAGATTGATGATATAAATTTAGGACCAACAAATTCTGCCACTCCTGCCTTCATTAAACTAAGACCTGGTTTAATATGTGTCGGTAATAATGATAACACCACCTTTAGATTTTCAATACCCGATGAGATAACCTCTTCAAGAGTAAAGTTGGTCGGAGGCAATTCTTTTGCACAGTTTGATGATGAAATAACAATTTTTGAGGGAACTTACTTAAGTCGCACCTATCTTGTTGACACAAGTTTAGATCAAAGATTTATCATTGATTCTCCAAACATTGATAGTTCAAGTTTAAGAGTTTACGTGTCACTTCCTGATGAAACATCTCTTGGTCGTAAATATTCGCAAGTTGATAATATACTATCACTGAATAAAACATCTGAAATCTATTTGGTGCAAGAGGTTCAAGATGAAAAATACGAAATATTATTCGGAGATGGTTTTTTTGGTAAAAAGTTAGAAAATCGTCAAACAGTAACAGCAACTTACATTGTTACTGATGGAATCGAAGGTAATGGTCCTGCTAATTTCAGTTTTCAAGGAACTTTTGTAAAAGATAGCGGTGACTTCTTTGTGCCAATCGACAACATCAACATAACGACTGTCAGTAACGCTTCTAATGGTTCTGAAGTTGAAGATGTGTCGTCTATTAAGTATTTTGCTCCTAGACTCTATTCAGCACAATACAGGGCAGTTACACCAAGAGATTATGAAGCAATTATTTCTCAAATATATCCACAAACTGAGTCAGTTGCAGTCATAGGAGGTGAAGAGTTAGATCCCCCACAATTTGGAAAAGTGCAGATTAGCATAAAACCAAAAAATGGAACTTTTGTATCAGATTTTGATAAAACACAAATTAAAAACAAACTCAAGAGTTACGCTATTGCTGGTATCAATTCTGAAATAGTTGACTTGAAGATACTATATGTGGAACTTGATTCAACTGTATATTATAATCCAGCACAGGTGGCATCACCAGATAATTTAAGATCATCTATTATATCCTCATTGAAGTTGTATGCCGACAATGTTGAAATAAACAAATTTGGAGGAAGATTCAAATATAGTAAAATAAACCAATTAATTGACCGTGTTGATGATGGTATTACATCAAACATCACAAAAGTAATAATTAGAAGAGACTTAAAGGCATTATTGAATCAATTTGCTCAGTATGAATTGTGTTTTGGAAATCGATTTAACATTAATCCTGCAGGATTTAATATAAAGAGCACAGGATTTACATTGACAGGATCAAATCAAATAGCATACTTAACCGATGTTCCAAACAAAGACGCATCAGGCAACTTAGATGGTAGTTTTAAGGGAAAAATAAGTGTTGTTGCTAAAAATAATAAAAATCAACAAGTTGTGCTTGTTAAAGATGCTGGTGGTGTAGATTATAAAAAAGGTGAAGTCCTACTAAACACGATTAATTTTGCATCAACACAATCAGAAAACAATATAGTTGAAGTTCAGGCATTTCCTGAATCAAATGATGTTGTTGGATTAAAAGATTTATTTGTCAGTTTTAACACTTCTAATAGCTCCATAAATATGGTGAGAGACGTAATTGCATCAGGAGAGGATGTTTCAGGTGTTGTATTTACAAGAGATTACTTTACTTCAAGTTACTCAAATGGAGTCTTAGAGAGGAAATAATTTATGCCACAATTTGACAAAAGAATAAAGGTCAATACGATTATTGAAAATCAGTTACCTGAGTTTGTACTCGCTGATTTTCCTAATGCGGTTGAATTTTTTAAACAATACTACATTTCACAGGAATTTCAAGGTGGTCCTAGTGATTTAATTAATAATCTCGATCAATATCTGAAAGTTGATAATTTAGTTCCTGAAGTTATAGTAGGTGTAACGAGTATTTCATCTGCAGTTAATACAACTGATACAACTATAAGTGTTCCTAGCACGAAAGGTTTTCCAGACGAATATGGTTTATTAAAAATTAATGATGAAATAATAACTTATACTGGTATTACATCTACATCCTTTACGGGTTGTATTCGTGGTTTTAGTGGAATAACAGGTTATAGCGTTGGTGTATCTTCTTCTTTAATAGATGTCAACAAAGAAAAATTAACATTTGAGGACACATTATCATCAAATCATGAATCTGGAGATACAGTTACAAATTTATCTGTTCTATTCATTCAAGAGTTTTATAAGAAATTAAAGAAAACCTTTTTACCAGGTCTTGAAAATAATGATTTTACATCTGATTTAGATGTTGGTAACTTTGTTAAATTTGCTAGATCATTTTATCAATCAAAAGGTATTGAAGAATCAATCAGGATTTTATTCAAGGTATTATACGGTGTAGAAGCAAAAATATTAGATTTAGAGAATAATTTAATCAAACCGTCCAGTTCTGAATTTATTCGTAGAGAAGTCATAGTTGCTGAAGTAGTATCCTCTGGTGAACCACAAAATTTAGTGGGTCAAACAATATTCAAATCAAATGACTTAAATACAAGTGCTTCTGTATCAGAAGTTGAAATATTCACAAGAGATAGTAAGTCATATTACAAATTATCACTATTTGTTGGATTTAATGATAGAGATTTAATTCAAGGTATATTTACAATACCAGGCAAAACTAAAGCACTTTTTAATTCCCAAGTAAATGCTAATGTCATTTCTGTTGATTCGACTGTTGGATTTGGAACAACTGGCACTGTTATAAGTGGGTCAAATATTATTGACTATACATCAAAGACTATTAATCAATTCTTTGGATGTAGTGGAATAAACGTTGGTATCAATACATCTGATGATATTCGATCTAATGAAACTATTTTTGGATATGAGAATGGTAATTTATCAAAAAGAGTAGATTTAAGAATCACTGGTGTGCTATCTGAGTTAGTTACTGAATCTGATATTAATCTAGTAAATGAAGGAGAAAATCTCTTTGTTAAAAATGTTGGTGAAAAAATAAACAATAATAATGCAAATTATAAAGAGATTTTTGCAAATTCTTGGAAATATAATACAAGTTCAAGATTTCAAGTTGAGGGACAAGGTCCTTATACATTAAAAACACCAATTGATAAATCTTCATTAAAAGTAGGTGATGAGTTTGTAATCTTAAAAAGAAATGAGCAAGTTATAATTGGATCATTTAATGTTAAAAGTATTGACACAACATTAAACACTATTGATGTAGAGAATCAAAACCTTACCATTCCGTTTCAATCAAATGAAAATTATGACATTCGTAGGGTAATCCAAAAAGCAAATAGCACTGGTGTAGAGATACAAGCAGGTAATGAAACTTTAATTTCTGATGTTCTTAATGTTTACAATGACTCAAATATTGATGGATATGTAGCGTCCAACTCTTTGCCTAGTTATGATATTACTGCAAATGTAACTGAAGAATCTTTTATAGGTGCTGGCAATTCTGCTCGATTTGATGGGTTGAATCCATTAAACAACTTGTATAGTTTTATTCGATTTAATCCTCCTGCAAATACAAATATAAAATTAATACAAGGTGATGTTGTAGTATATCAACCTGACGGTGAACAGATTGTTGGATTATCATCGGGAAGGGTATATTATGTTGATCCACAACCAGAATCCGCAGGTTCTCAAATATCTAGAATTGCATTATATAATTCAAGAAGTCAGATTGGATCTGCAAGCACTATACAAGTAGGTATTGGTTCAACAACGGTAGGTAGTCATAATTTCATATTACAAAGACATGCAAATCGAAAACTTGATAGTGATAAAATTTTAAGAAGAATACCATTATCTCAAAATTTATTTGTTACATCTAATCATGATAATACAGTAAATGATGTTGGTATTTTAATTGATGGAGTTCAAATTCATTCGCCAATATCAGATGATAACATCTTCTTTGGACCATTAAAGGATGTAGAGGTATTAAATTCAGGTGAAGGATATGATATTATTAATCCACCTGTAATTAATGTTGAATCAAGTTCAGGAGTAACAGCATTAGTAGAACCAATTTTATCAGGTAGTGTTAAAGAAATATTTGTTGACCCACAAGAATTTGATATTGATGAAATAATAAACATATCATTAACAGGTGGTAATGGAAGTGGTTGTTCACTAGAACCAGTATTAGGAGCAAGATTTAGAGAGATATCATTTGATAGTAGAGATATATTTTTTAATGGTGGTATCGACAAAGATGATGAAACAATTACATTTAAGACACAACATAACTTAGAAAATGGTCAAAAAATATTTTATAAAAATGAAGGGAATGCATCAATAGGTATTGGAAATGCTTATGATTCATCTAATACTATTACAGGAACTTTGTCAGATGGAGATCCTTATTTTGTAAGAGTCGTTAATCCAACCACTGTCAGAATATTTAATAATAGAGTTGATGCTTTAACTGGTATTGCAGGTATCAACACTGTTGGATTAGCAACTGACACAGCTGCAAGTGGTATTCATAAATTTAGAACTGAAACAAAAAATACATTACTCAAAGTAAGAGTGATAAATGGTGGTTCTGGATATCAGCACCGCAAACTAAGAGTGGATCCTGCTGGCATATCAACTTCCTATAATACTATCAATTATATTAATCATGGTTTTTCACATGGAGATATAGTCGAATATTCTCCTACAGTTGGTTTAGGGAGCACAACTCCAAAAGCAATACAAGGTTTATCTACAACTACATCTTATTATGTCTTTAAAATTGATGATGATTCCTTTAGATTATCTGATGCTGGTATTGGTGCTACTGTAACAAGTAACTTTAACAGAGGTAAATTTGTAGGTTTAGGATCTACTGGAACTGGATATCAAACTTTTACATATCCTGAAATTAAGGTAAACGTTGAAGTTTCATATGGATCAACTGTTACTGGCACAATAAACTTTACTCCGATTGTAAAAGGTTCATTTACAGGTGCTTATTTGTATGAAAAAGGAACTGATTATGGTTCTACTATTCTTAATCATCAAATTCAACCTAACATATCAATACAAAATGGTAAGGATGCAGAATTAAGAGCAGTAATAAGTAACGGAAAAATAGAGGATGTAATAGTTACTAATCAAGGAAGTCAGTATAATTCAATACCTGATATTGTGATTGAAACAACAGGTCAAGGTATAGGAGCAATAATTAGACCTGTTATTAGTAATGGTTTTCTTATTGATACTGTAGTTATCAATTCTGGTATTGGGTATGATAGTTTATCAACAGAAGTTAGAGTCATTGAGACTGGTAAAAATGCTTTATTTGGTGCAAGAGTAAGAAATCTTACTGTTAATACCACTGAGAGATTTGGTGATATTAATCTTACTTCAAGAGAAGATTCTCTTTCCTTTGCAGTATATGGTTATTCACAGGCATCAGCATTGAATATTGAAGAAACATTTGATATTAAAGCAAATGGTGAATTTGATAAAATTACAGATCACTCTCCTATAATTGGTTGGGCTTATGATGGTAATCCAATCTATGGACCATTTGGATATTCTGATCCCGATAACATTAACTCTGCACTCAAAATTATTTCATCATCATATAAGAAGGATCTAGCAAAGGTTACTAATCGTCCAACTGGATTCAATGATGGATTTTTTGTTAATGACTTTATATTTGATGGTAGTGGTGATTTGGACATTCATAACGGTAGATTCTGTAAAACTCCAGAATTTCCTAATGGTATCTACGCATATTTTGCTACAGTAGGATTAAGCACTTTTACAAACAAGATTGAAGGATTATATCCATATTTTGTTGGTGATACTTATAGATCTCCTCTTATCAATGATAATTTAATATTGAATCATGATTTTGATTTTAATAAATCAAATTTAAGAAGAAATACTAAACCATATAATGTTAGTGAAGAATTTGCAGATAATGATTTTATTGTAGAATCAAATGAAACTATAAGACAAATATCAAATGTTGAGGCAGTTACAAAAGGCGGTATTAATAATATACAAATTTTAAATGGTGGTTCAGGTTACAAAGTTGGAGATTTAACATCATTTGATCATACTGATACAGAGGGTTCAGGTTTTAGTGCTGAAGTTTCAGAGATTGTAGGTATTGGAATATCAAATATTGAAACTTCTCTAACAAGATTTAATAATGCAATATTTACTTGGAATAATTCCAATGAAGTTCAAGTAAATTATCTACCAGTTCTTGAAATTAATAATGAAGATTCAGTTTTTATATCTGGACTTAGCACATCTATAAGTGGTTTAACAGATTCATTCACAATTGGAGTAAGCACTGATACAGTTTCATTAGGGAAATCAATGACCGTTGGTAATTTAAACGGATTGATACAAGACATTTTTGTGAATAAAATACCAAGCACTGTCTCAGTAGGTGGTTCAATAAGAATCGGTGTAGGTAATTCAACTGAAAATCTTAAAGTTCTCAATATTTACAATACTAATAAGATACTAAGAGTATTCAGAAATACAGGTGTAGCACATACTTTTGGATCTAATGTTGATATACTCAATAATAGATTTACAATTCCTGTTAAAGTCAATAAATTTGACTCTAAAGTAAATGATATTGTTTTCTTTAATGGTGTTGAATCCGTGGGTGTTGGAACTGATGGTGTTGGATATACAACAAGTTATGTTGTTGGTGAAACAATTACTCAAGTTTCTATACCAGAGAGAGCAATTTATCTTCCCGATCATCCCTTTGTAACTGGTCAGAAAGTAACATTGACAAGACCAAATGTATCAAATGCAGAGTTTGATGTATCTCCTAATGACAGTGCTGCTGGATCTTTTGAGTTGCCATTTTCAGGTCAGACATCTACAGATGTATTTGTAATTAAAAAGGATGAGAATTACATAGGTATTGTAACTACAAGAGCTGGTGTTGCAAACACTAGTGATGGATTATATTTCTTAGGAAATGGTATTAATTCAGGTATAGGTTCAGGATTATATAATTTTACAACACAGTATGAGCAGGTTCTTGGTGATGTTGATAAAGTTGTTAGCACAGTAACAACAAAAGTAGCAGCTGCGAATACAACAACTCATAATTTGCAAAATGGTGATGTAATTAAAATGAACGTGGTTCCCAATTTATCAGTGGGAATCGGCACTACAACTCCAATTTCAGTTAGATATAATTCTGAATTTGAGAAACTAATCATTGATCCAACAACCTTTGCTGCTGCAGATGTAGAAACTAATCGTTTAGATCTGATAAATCATGGATTTGAAACTGGAGATAAAGTCCTATATGATGGTAATGCAACTGGATTATCAACAGGTCTCTATTATGTCTATAAAGTTAGTGATAGAAGAATTGAATTAGGAGAGACACTCACAGATGTAACTGTAAGTCCTATACAAACAGTCTCAATAACTGCTAATAGTGGTGGTGCAAATCAGTCAATAGCACCAATAAATCCAAGAATTACTGTAGTAAAGAATCAAAAACTAACATTTGGTTTATCTAGCACTACACTTGCAGACTTTGACTTTAAATTATTCTATGATAGAGAACTTACAAATGAATATTTAAGTTCACAAGATTCTACCAATTTTAACGTAGTGGGTGTTGGAACAATAGGTATTGGAACATCTCCAGACAGACCGATTGTAGGTGCTGCCTTAACTATTCAATATTCAGCATCTTCACCTGAAAAATTATATTATGGTTTATCAAAAGGTGGATTTATAAGCACTTCAGATACAGACGTTCAGAATTATTCTGAAATAAGATTTGTTGATAGCATTTATAATGGAGAGTATAAAATATCTGGAGTGACTTCTGAAACATTTAATATATCACCAAATGTTCCTGAATTTTTAAGATATACAGAATTAGACTGTGATAAACTTGAATATTCAACTAGATCAAAAAATGTTGTAGGCACAATAAAAGAATTTAAAATACTATCATCAGGATTTAATTATAAAAAATTACCACAATTTAATACTGTTGCAAGTAAAAATGGTGCGGGTGCAAATATAAAAGCACTATCTGGTGATGTTGGTCGAATACAAAAGGTAAGAATTGTTGATATTGGATATGAATATTCTTCCGATAAAACTTTAAGTCCTGAAGCATTTATACCACCAATTGTAAATATTGATAATTTAGATGTCGTAAACAATGTGGAAATTGTAAGCGGTGGTAGTAACTATTCAAGTGCACCTAATTTATTACTATTCAATCCAGTATCTAATACACTTATTGACGATTCCTCTCTAAAAGCAATTTCTCCAAATCAAACAGTTTCAGATGTTGAAGTTATCGCACCAATTAACGGTTTAGATTCAGTTATTCATAAAGTTGTTGCGATTAATAATTCCAATGGTGTCGGAATAAATTCTGTAATTCAAGCACCTTTCCCAAATGCTGGTATTATTACATGTTTCATTGAAACACCTACAAATGGATTTGTAACCGAACCTTTTGCAATTGGTGATGAAGTGTTTGTTGAAGGATTATTACGCATTGGAGAGGCAGGTATAGGTGCTACACAGGGTGGAATAACAACTAATACAACCATTACAGGTGATGGATTCAATTCTGAAAATCATAATTATGAATTCTTTGATGTAGTTAATTATATTGCAGGAACTCCTTCACAATTAATATTCAGTTTAGCTGGATTAACAACAAATCCTGGTATTGCAAAAACATTCCAGTCAGGTTATGCAACATTAATTAATAAGAAAAATTATCCTGATATAAGACCTATTCAAGAAAGAGGTCAATTTGAGCTAAATGAAAGAATTATTATTGATAATCAAAAAACTGATTTAACTGTTGTTGAAATAAGAGATGATTATATTAAATTAGATGGTCTGTTTGTAATCAAAAAAGGAGATAGAATAAAGGGAATAATAAGTGGTGTCTCCGCTGAAATATTATCTATAATTGATAATAAAGCAAAATTTAAGATAGATTTCTCAAATAGACAAGAATATGGATGGTTGGATGATACTGGAAAGTTAAGTGAAGATTATCAAGTTATACCAGATAATGATTATTATCAAAATTTATCATACTCAGTAAAAAGTCCAATAGTTTGGGATGATTTTGTAAGTCCAGTTAATCGTCTATTGCATCCAGCAGGATTGAAAAATTTTGCTGATGCGTCAATACAAAATAATGCAAAGATAAAAATCGGAACTGCTTCTACTTCATTATCAACAATTATACTCGATGTTGTAAATGAAAATAGTAGAGTTGATGCAATTAATAATTTTGATTATGTAAAAGACTTTGATATATTAAACAATAAATCTAAAAATTTACAATTTACAACTAAAATATTAACTGATTTTTCAAGATGTATTTCCAATAGAGTTTTAATACATGATGATATTAGTTCAGAATTTTCAAGTGTTGGTTTTTCTGCAAATAATAGTGTTATAGAAAAAATTACTGCAGACTTTGGTAATTATCTTATTCAGATAGTTGATCCTGATACTTTTGATACTCAATTTAGTGAGGTAGTAGTTTTAAGTGATGAAGATGATATAATATTATTTGATAAGACATTAGATTTTACAACACTTAAATTAGGTGACTTAAAGACTGAAATCACTGCTGGTGGTGATAAGAATCTACTATTTGAACCTGTAGAGAAATTTACTAAAGATCATGACATTAAGATCTTAAAAATAGACTTTAATACCGATCTAGTTGGTATTAATACCAATTCAATTGGTAGTGTTAAACAGACTGGATCAAACATTGGAGTTACATCTGGAACAACTGCAAGTATTGTAGAATTTCCTAGAAGTGATTTTAATACTTTATACGCAAACATTTATGTTGAAGATTCTGTAACTAAGGATGTAAATTATAATGAGGTTATAGTTGACTTTGATGGAAATAATACATCTATATCACAAATTTATGTTGATAAAAAATTATCGAATAGTCAAAGTGCTGTTGGCATCATTACTGCAAAACTCGAAAATAATTTAATTAAATTACAAGTTGATAATAATTTAAACAACTCACTAGAAGTTAGATCAAATATTGTCGGATTAGGAACCACAACATCTGGAATAGGAACTTATCGTTTCTCTGTATCAGATCAACCAGCAGGTGCAGAGAGAAGTGTAAGACTTGAATCTGGATATTCAACTGGAACATCAAGTGTAATCACATACGCTACCCTTAATAAACTTATTGATAGCACCTCTAAATCTCTTGTAAGAGTTTCTTGTGGCGAAACATCAGCAGTTCATCAAATTGTCTCTATTAGAGATGCAGATGATATTCTCACAGTTCAGTATCCATTTGTTTCAATGGGTTCAACAACGGGTATTGGAACATTTGGTGGTGAAATAAGTGGTAATGACATAAATCTACGTTTTTATCCAGACTCTGAATTTACATCTCTTATTGAAGTTCAATCATATAATCAAATTTTCTACACAGATAATGATTTTGATAATACACCTCCTAAATTATCTCATGGAACTGTTTCTCAAGAGGTATTTTTATCAACATATGATGGTTTAGAAGGAAGAAGAGCAAACAAAACTAAATTTGATCTAAAATTTGATGGAACACCAATTTACAGTAAGATCTTTAATCCTAATTCAGGTATATTAAGCACATCAACTGGTGTATTCACAATTCCAAATCATTTCTTTAACACAAATGAAGAACTAACTTATACTTTTGACTCAACCTTTATTGGAATTGCAGCAACAGCTTTATCAATTGGTTCAACAGCAAACACTGCAGGTGTTGTTACAACCATTCTACCAACCACAGTTTTTGCTAAAGTCATTGATGAAAATCAATTCCAGTTATTCTCAAGACCAGAGTATGTTGCAGCAGGTGCAGCAATCACATTTACAGGAATAGGAACTGGTAACGCACACAAGTTGACAATGAACAAACAACTTACAAAGACTATTATTGGTCTTGATGGTGTAGTTCAGCAACCAATTACCTTTACATCAATCGCACATACACTTGATGCAAATATTAGTGCAACTGATACTCAATTTGTTCTTAGTGGTATAGGTTCGATTCAACCTAGTGATGTTCTTAAAGTGAATAATGAATTCATGAAAATAGAACAGGTTGGTTTCTCAAGTCTACCAACTGGAATTATTAATGATGCTGAAGATGTTGCTGCTGGTATTGCAACTCTACCAGTGGTAAAAGTGCAAAGAGGTGTATTGGGTGTGAATGCAGCAACACACTCTGCAAGCGATAATGCAAGAGTACATAGAGGATCATTTAATATTGTTGATAGTTCAGTTCATTTTATTGAACCACCAAAAGGAAATACAAGATCTAGGAGATCCGACACTAATCTACCATTCGTAAAAGCAGACTTTAGTGGAAGAACGTTCCTTAGAAGTGACTATACGACTAATATGTTGTTTGATGATGTATCAGATGACTTTACTGGAATAGGTAAGACTTATAGTTTAACTGTTGGTGGAGCAAATACATCCTCTGGTATTGGTGTAGGAAATGGAGTATTATTCATTAATGGTATATTCCAAACACCATTAACAACTAATAATGATGGACATAATTACGAATTTATTGCAGATACGACTGCTGGTGTTTCAACAGTTCAATTCACAGGTATTACCTCAGAAAATGGTCAGTTTATTATATCCGAATCAGACATAAATCAAAACCAAGTTCCAAGAGGTGGATTAATTGTATCACTTGGATCTACACCAGGTCTTGGATATGCTCCACTTGTAGGTGCAAAAGCATCACTATTCAAGAATGCATCAGGAGCGATTACAAGTGTGGTTGGTATTGCAACAACTTCAGGTGTTAATTACGGTATAAGCACTGCAGCATATGATAATATTACAGGTATTATTACTGTTACTACTAATAAGGTTCATGGTTTTGCACTTGAAAGACCAAATACTGTTCAACTAAAAGACTTAGAATTTAGTTGTGTTGGTTACAGTGGTGTAACTACAACGATATTCCAAGACCATGAGAGACCATTATTCTTAACAGGTATTGTTTCTGAGAGAACATTTGAGGTTCAAGCAGGACCAAGCACTATCGTTCACACATATGTTGGTGGTGGTAATGCATTTGAGTTCTTTGAAGATAATACATTTGGTTCGGGATATCGTGGTGGCACAGTTGCAATTGGAGTAACAGACCAAGCATACGTGCATCGTTTTGTTAGTTCTGGTATTGGTTCAATACGTAAGGGTAGTTTTGCTGCATCTGGTGGAAATGCATTTACAGCCACCAATGCTGATTACGAGTCACATAGTGGTCTTCTTAAATTAACTATTCCAAGTCATGGTTTAACAACAAGTGACACTGTGGGTATTGATACTGGTGGATTAGTATTCAAGTGTTCTAAAGATGGATTCTTTGGTAATCACCCATATCCTAGAGGACTTTCAATCACAAGTAATCCAAATGGAGATCCTATTGCAGGAATACAAACAGCAATTAGAGAGGTTACAACAAATACAATTACCATCTTTGTAGGACAAGGTGGTGGCGGTGGTAATGGTGCAAATATCACAGCAACTGTTGGTGTTGGTGGAACACTTGCATTTAACATTGTTTCTGCTGGCACAAGTTATGTAAATCCAAGATTAATCATACCTGAACCAATATATGAGAATCTTCAGGTTGAGGGTATATCAAGATTAGGTATAGGAGCAACAACAGATACAGGTTCTAATCTATTATTAAATGTTGAAGTTGGTGCATCGAGAACTTCAGTTGGTATTGGATCAACATTATTTGAGATTAATAAGTTTAGCATTACAAGACCAGGTCACTCATTTAAGATTGGGGATAAATTTAGACCAGTTGGTTTAGTTACAGCATCTCATTTATCTGCACCAATTCAAGAGTTTGAGTTAGAAGTTCTTGAAGTATTCAGAGACAAATTCTCAGCTTGGCAGTTTGGAGAAATTGATTTTATAGACAGCATATCTAATCTTCAAGATGGTCAGAAAGTGAGGTTCCCGTTATTCTTTAATGGTCAAATACTTAGTTTTGAGAAAGATTTATCCAATGCAACATCACAATTAATTGATCTTGATGCAGTATTGTTAATATTCATTAATGGTGTTTTACAAAAACCAAAGGAGTCATATCAATTTGAGGGTGGATCAACGTTTACATTTAGCGAACCACCTGATTCTGGTGATAAAGTTGATATATTCTTCTATAAAGGTCAAGATGGAGTTGATGTTTTAATCCAAGATGTTCAGGAATTTGTAAAAATTGGTGATGAATTTAGAGTTCTAAAAAATGAAGCGATTGGAATTACAACATCACAGCAAAGTGATAGGATTGTAAAACAAATATTAGGTGCTGATTTAGTTGAAACTGATATCTATACTGGAATAGGTGTTGATGAAACAAATAATAAACCAGTAAGATGGGAGAAACAAAAAGTTGATATAGTATTAAATGGTGAAGTTGTCAATAAGACAAGATCATCTATTGAACCGCAAATATACCCTACTGCTAAAATAATTGGAGATTTATCAGTTACAAGTGGTAAAGGAACAGGTGCAAATGATGGTATATTTGTAGATGATGCAACATCATTCCATTATGAAAAAGAAAGATATAGTCAGTCAGGTGATGGTAAAGTTGATGCTTTAATTTCTTCAGGTAGTATTGGTGTTGGTGCAGCTGTAACTGCTACAGTTTCTGGTCTTGGTTCAATTACAGCATTAACAATAGGAACTGCTGGTTCAGGATATTCAGGAAATGTTGCTATCAAGTTTGCTGATCCAGTTGGTGTTGGCACAACTGCTACTGCCACTGCTGTAGTGACTAATGGTTCAGTTACATCTACAACAATTACAAATGCAGGTGCTGGTTATACATTCACAAATCCACCACAAACTATCATAGAATTACCATCATTCCAAACTGAAAAAATTAATACCATTGCAAATGTAGAAGGTTATACAGGTATTATTACAGGTATTCAACAAACAACAAGATCGGGTGGAGGTCCAGCACTTAAATTCTTCTTCAATGCAGTTACACAAAATGCTAACGGAGTATTGGAAAATGTTGATGCTGATAAATTAAAAGTTGGTTATCCAATATTGGTTACAGGAACAAAAGTTGGTAATGGTTTAACATCTATAAACGGAGTTAACGCATCAACTGTAGGTATAGGAACTACATTTATTGATAATATCTATGTTGTAAAGACCATTTCTGAAAATGGTTCATTAGGAGAAATTGTTTGTGATGTTCATACAAATAGTGCGTCATCTATATCAGGTATTAATACAGTTGGATTCCATTCAACTGGTCAGTCTGGTTTGACAACTTCTCTTGGAACAATTAATTGGGGAAGACTATATGGTGCAAACCTTGTGCGTTCAGCAAATCCAATATCAATTGGCGTTACAGGATTAACAGTTGATGCTGGTCTTTCAACCTTCCCAACTATTCAACGTAAAAATCACGTTAACACTTCAGTTAGAGGTTTGAGATCCACTGGTGCAATAAGAGTATTTGGACTTTGATTCATGAACCACTATAAATAAAAAGAAAAGTTAAGATTCGATGCCAGCAATTGTTACTGATCAGTTTAGAATCCTGAACGCAAATAATTTTGTAGAATCAGTCGAAAATACAAATAATTCTTACTATGTTTTTATAGGTCTATCTAATCCTACAGGAGCACCCACTCTTGTTGGTTATGGTAGAACATCAGATTGGAATAGTAGTAGTAAAACACCCGCACCAACAGATAGTTTCTCATATCGTGCTCACTCTGGTGACACTATGATGTTTGGTAAAAAAGTATCATCAGCAAATATAAGAAGAATTATAAGAAGAGTAGATTGGACTTCAGGATCAAGATATGAAATTTATAGAGATGATTATAGTGCGACAAATCAAAGTCCATTAACACAAGCAAATCGATTATATGATGCTAATTATTATGTCTTAAATTCTGATTTTAAGGTGTATGTATGTATTGATAATGGTTCTTCTGGAACTAATGTTTTAGGAAATATATCACAAGATGAACCTACTTTTACAGATTTAGAACCATCAAAAGCAGGTAATAGTGGTGATGGTTATCTATGGAAATACTTATTTACTGTTTCACCAAGTGATATTATAAAATTTGACTCAACAGAATTTATCACTGTTCCTAATAATTGGTCTACTTCAACTGATTCTCAAATTAGGGCGGTTAGAGAGAATGGTAATTCTGATGTAAACTTGAATCAAATTAAACATGTATATATCGAAAATGCTGGAACTGGATACGCAAATGGATTAGCACAAGAAGTTGATATACTTGGTGATGGCACAGGTGCAAAAGCAAGAGTTGATGTCGTAAATGGTAAAATAACCGATGTTACTGTAAGTTCTGGAGGTAAAGGTTACACTTATGGTTTAGTAGATTTAGGAACTCTGAATAGCAATGTAAGTGCAACTGGTAGAGCAAAATTAATCCCAATTATTCCACCAGGATTGGGGCATGGATCAGATGTATATTCAGAATTAGGAACTGATAAAGTCATAATTTATGCGAGATTTGATGATTCAACAAAAGATTTTCCAATTGATACTAAATTTGCACAGGTTGGAATTGTTAAAAATCCTACTAAAGTCGGTACAGATACGGTATATTCTGATTCCACCTACTCATCTTTAAAGGCATTTAAGTTTTCAACAGTTACTGGAACTCCACAGGTTGGAGAGGAAATAAGTCAAATTCTTACTGTATCACCTAATGCAGGAAAAGTAGCAACTGGATTTATTGCATCTTATGATAAAGAAACAAAAGTCTTAAAATATTTTAGAGATCGTTCTTTACATTTCAATAAATCTTCATACGACCAAACTGATTACACTGGTATTTCTACTACAGGTAGAATATATCAATTTGAGTCATCAAATACAGCAAATGACGTTGAAGGAAAAACATCTGGTTTTTCTGGATCAATTGATTTATCATTTAGTAAAGGAACTGATAACCCAACAGGTAATAAATTAATCAATTTAGGGGTTAATTTCAATGCAGGGTTATCTGAATCTGAGATAAATAAAGGGTCGGGAGATATCGTCTACTTAGACAATAGACCCCAAATCGTGAGAAACTCTCGTCAAAAGGAAGACATTAAAATCATACTCGAATTCTAACAATGCCACAAAAGACAAATTTAAATATTAATCCTTATTATGATGATTTTGATAAGGCGAAAAATTTCTATAAGACTTTATTTCGACCAGGTCATCCAGTTCAAGCAAGAGAACTAACTGGATTACAATCTATGTTGCAAAACCAAATTGAATCATTTGGTAAGCACATATTTAAAGAAGGTTCAATGGTAATACCTGGTGCTATTGAATATGACCCCTCTTATTTCGCAGTTAAAGTAAATGCAGCACATTTGGGCATTGATGTGTCAGTTTATTTGAGTGAAATTATAGCTAATAATAATGGTAAAGGAACAAGAGTTAGAGGTCAGTCTTCAGGAATTGTAGCAACAATAAAGAATTTTATCTTACCTCCTTCAGAGGGTGTTGATGATATTACTGTATTTGTCAAATATAATCAATCTGGAACTAATAGTGAAAGTGTTGCATTTCCTAGCGGAGAGGTTTTAATTTTAGAAGAAAATTTAACTTACGGAAACACAACGTTAAATGAAAATGAAACTATACTTACTTTAGTTTCCGAACAAGCAACAGCTACTGGATCTGCATTAGGTATTAGTAAGGGTGTCTACTTTATAAGAGGTATATTTGTAGATGTTCCCACATCATTAATCATACTTGAACCATATTCTAATACACCATCATACAGAGTTGGATTTGAAGTTATAGAAGAAGTTATAAACGCTAGTGAGGATGATTCATTATACGATAATGCAAAAGGATTTACAAACTTTGCTGCACCAGGTGCTGATAGATTTAAAATATCAGTTAAATTAGCTAAAAAATCTCTTCAAGATTTTAACGATACAAACTTTGTTGAGTTGTTTAGAGTAAGAGATGGTGAGACTAAAAAATTACAGGATACCACTGTATACTCTGAAATTAAAAAATATTTTGCTGCAAGAACATTTGATGAGTCTGGTAATTATGCTGTAGAACCATTCCGTGTTAACACTCAAAATTCACTAAATGATGAGATAAATTCAAGAGGTTTATACACATCAGATCAACTAACAGATAAAGGTAATACACCTTCTGATGATTTAATGTGCGTTAAACTGTCACCAGGTAAGGCATATGTGAGAGGATTTGATGTTTATTTACCAGGCACAACTGTTCTTGATGTAGAAAAACCTAGAGATGTAAAAACAATAGGAGCATCATCCATCTCATTTAGTATGGGTAGTTTGTTAAAGGTGAATAATGTATTTGGATCACCGTATATTAGTCTCGGTGGATCAAATAACAATACAATTGATCTGTATAATCAAAGAGGTACAAATGATGGTGCTGAAGCAAATAGAGGTATAAAAATAGGTCAGGCAAGAGTTTACTCATATGGTGTATCCGATGCTGCATACTCTGGTGATTCAACAGAATTTGATTTACATTTATATGACATCCAAACATTTACCACATTAAAATTGACAAATACTGGTCAGATTGGTGTTGGTTCAAGAGTTAGAGGATTGAGAAGTGGAGCAATAGGATTTGCTGCAGATACACCAAACAATGCTACAGAAATAAATTTAACGGAGACAACAGGAACATTTATAGAGGGTGAACAATTAATTGTAAATGAAAAATTATCTAATACTCCAGTCTCAATCATTGATATACATGCATATACAATTGATGACATTAAATCAGTATTTCAAGTTAAGAAAATAACAGCATTATCTTCTAATTTTAGTGCTGATACTGTTCTCTATGATAGAGTATTACCTAATTTTTCATTAACAGACAATCTTTCAGTATTAGGTGGAGTAGGAAGTAATAGTGCAACTGTATCTAATAGGAGATTTAGTGGAAAAGTTGGTATAAAAACTGATGCTATTATTGCATATAATCATGGAACATTTGCAGATCCAATATTTAATCGTGTTAGCAATATTTCAGCGGATGGGGAAACATTAACTTTAGTTGCGGTAGGTCAAAGTATCACAGGTGTGAATAATGGTGGTATATTGGCAGCAGGTATATCTACAAACTCAACTTTTAGAGTTAAAGTTCCAAAAATAACAAATCTAGGAGATACAGGTTTATTTACGAAATTACCTAAAAATAATATATCTTTAATCAATACATCTAACTCAAATTTAACAATATCTCGTCAATTAACTAATCAAGGTATTACTAATGATGGAAATAATCTTGGATCAATTACAATAACATCACAAGCAGGTATAGCAGCAACTACAGGTATCACTAGTGCTTTCTTTGAACCCTTTGATGCAGAGAAATATTCAATTCATTATACTGATGGTACAACAGAAACTTTGACATCAGATCAAGTTACTATTACAAATAATGGCAATGATATTGTTTTTAGTGGATTATCTAAAAATAGTGGAAATGCTACTGTAAATGTTACACTTAAAAAAATTGGAATAACCAGTAAACCAAAATTATTTAATAGAAGTCAACAACTTGAGATCACAAGAAGCACAGGTATATCAACTGCTACAAGTAATTTAACTGCTTCATCTAGGTATGGTTTAAGAGTTGAGGACGAAGAAATATCATTAAACACACCAGATGTTGTCAATATAGTAGCAATACTGGAATCAAAAAATACAAGCACTCCTGTATTAGATAAATTAACGTTTGTGAGTGGATTAAATTTAAATACTGATGCAATTATTGGTGAAAAAATAAAAGGTCAAGATAGTCGTGCAGTAGGTCAAGTTGTTTCTAGAACCTCAAATACAATTAGTTTTGTATATCTTAATGCAAATAAATTTGTTATTGGAGAGCAGGTCAAATTTGAGGAATCATCAATACAATCTATACTACAAAATTTGACAACAGGTAATTATGTTGATAGAACAACAAACTATGATTTAGAGAAGGGACATAATCTTCAATATTGCGATTTTTCAAGAATTATTAGAAAAGCAAATTCTTCAGTTCCATCGAAAAAACTATTAATCATCTTTGATAAGTATGATGTTTCTGCAGGTGCAAGTGGTGATGCATTCTCAGTAAATTCTTATACATCTGATAGATTTAGTAAAGACATACCTCGTATAGGAAATAATAGAGCATCTGATCTCATAGATTTTAGACCTAGAGTTAAAGATTACACTGTTGCAACAAATACTGGTTCACCATTTGCATTTAATAATCGTATATTTACTACCGAAAATTCATTTATTATTACTCCAAACGAAAGTTCATTAGTGGGATATAACTTCTATCTTCCTAGAATTGATAAATTGGTTATCAATCGATTTGAAGAAGTTAAATTAATAAAAGGTGAATCAGCGGAAGTGCCAACACCACCAACTGAACTTGGTGATTCAATGGAAATCGCTGAGATAAACTTACCTCCATATCTTTATAAGACTGATACTCAACCATCTATAAAGATGAAAGATAATCGTAGATTTACGATGAGAGATATAGCTGCCCTTGAAAAAAGAATAATAAATCTTGAAACTACAACAACATTAAACGCTCTTGAACTCGATACAAAAACATTCCAAATAAGAGATTCTTCTGGATTAGATAGATTTAAGACAGGATTTGCTGTTAATAACTTTAAAGATAGAAGATTCATTAACTTTAATCCAGAGGGTGGATCAAAGTGCGATGTTGATACTTTTAATCGTGAATTAATATCTGCAGTTGATTTCTGGTCTATGAGAGCTGAATTGGCACTCAATCCTGCTATTGATACAGCAACATCTGACTTAGATGCTAACTTACAATTATTAGATACTAATTGTCAAAAAACTGGTGATGTTATCACATTAGCATATGATGAAATAGATTGGATTGATCAACCACAAGCTACAAATGTAGAGAATGTAAACCCATTTAATGTATTAGTATTCATGGGTAACATTACTATGGATCCTCCTTCAGATAATTGGGCGAGAACTATTTACATCAATAATACTAGAATTGAATCTACAGGTGCAAGATGGGTAGAACAAACAAATTTAGTTTCTAGAGATACTACAACTGAGGTAGACTTTAGACAAACTGAAGACTTAAATATAACTACAACTACAAGAACCACACGAACTGAAAGGAGTTTTACAAACGTATTAGAGGGACCATCAAAAGAATTTGATTTCATTGAAGATGTAAAAGTAACTGCAGAAGCGGATCCATATATGAGATCAAGAAATGTTTATTTCAATACTAATGGTCTAAAACCGTTTACAAAGCATTTTACTTACATGGATAATGGAGCGATTGATATAGTTCCTAAAATTGTTGAAATTAGTATGACTGCAGGATCATTCATTATTTTTGAGAATGCAAAAATACTTCTTAATGGAGAACAGATTGGTTATATAAGAATCCAAAGACCTAATCAAAAATTTGGTGATACAACTCGACCTGATATAGGTGCAGGATTAGGATCACCATCAGTTACAGTTGAAGAATATCAGGTTGACCCATATGATAGAAGTAGACCAGCACCATCAACAACATATTCAGCGACTTCACAGTTATTAAACATCGATGTTAGAGGTTTAGGAACTCTAGAAGAATATTTTGGATATGTTGTTAAGGGAGCACAAATAGTTGGAGAAACCAGTGGTGCAATTGCATCTGTAACAAATGTTGATCTAATTTCAGATAACTGGGGTGATCTTGTAGGAGCATTTTTCTTTAGGGATCCAAATACAACACCAGAACCACCTAGAGTCTTCAGATCAGGCACTATGACTTTCAGAGTGACTGCTTCTGCAGAGGGAGTGATTCCAGTGCCAGGTCAGACTGCGTTCGCTAGTGAGTCTCAGGGAACCTTTACAGGAACAGGCACCATTGTTACTCAAAATACATCTACTGTTGCTTTAAGAGTTCCACCACCACCAGCAGCTAGACCAAATGAAGTAACCATACAGGTCAATACAACAACAAGAGAAGATGAAAGATTCAGAGAGTCAGGGCATCATGATCCTTTAGCACAAACCTTTAGATGTGATGAAACAGGTGCTTTCATAACTTCATTTGACGTATTCTTTGCATCAAAGGATCCACAGGCAAAATTATTTGTGCAGATAAGAAGTGTTGAACTTGGCACACCTACTAATTTCATAGTTCAGGATTATGGTGAGGTAATATTAAATCCATCTCAAATAAATGTATCTGATGATGCATCAGTTCCTACTACTATTAGATTTAAATCTCCAATTTACTTAGAACCAGGTAAAGAGTATGCTTTAGTATTCTTAGCACCTTCATCAGATAAGTATGAAATGTGGACTGCAACTATGGGAGAGAAGACAGTTGGCACAGCAACATTACCTGACGTAGAAAATGTAATTGTATCTAAACAATATATTGGTGGTAGTTTATTTAAATCCCAAAATGGTACTATTTGGACTGCAAGTCAATATCAAGATTTGAAGTTCAAGTTACGTAAAGCATCTTTTGTGCGTTCAGGAACAGCGACATTCTTTAACACACCTATTGAAGCTGGTAATCTTAACACACAACTTATATCTGATAATGCACTTCGTTCATTACCTAGAAAATTAAAGGTGCAAATTGATGGTTCAGGCACAAGAACAAATGCTGTATTCCCAATAGGTAGAAAAGTAAGCACAGGTGATGCAACTGGTGGTGATGATAATAATATTACAGGTATTATTGAAGGTCAGGGAGCACCAATAGCAAACAACACATCATTTAATATCGTAACTCGTGGAACAGGGTATAGATTTACTAATACTAATAATATTCCATTAAAATCATTAACAGGAAGTGGATCAGGAGCACAATGTTCTGTATCCATTTCAAATGGTGTAGTTGATGCTAATGGAATTAGTAATTTAACTTTAGGAACAGGTTATCAAGTTGGCGAAGTGCTTACAATTGATAATAGTGATGTAAAAGTAAAAGGAGGACAGGGATTCCAGTTAGTCGTAACTGCGATTAACACAACATTTGATACTTTATTCCTTACAGATGTGCAGGGTGAAAAATTCACCAATAATGCTCAAATGATTCAATATGGATCTGGAAATAATACTAGAACAGTTGTTACAGATGTATTAGTTAATACTGATTCAGTTGTAAATGGAACTCAATTCACTGGTAATAAGATTCAAATTACACAATACAATCATGCTCATCACTCAGGTATTAATAAAGTTAGAATAAAAGGTGTTAAACCAGATACGATAATTACACAAACAACACAAGCGATTGCAGCAGATGCAACAGTTGTTTCTATTGCTGATACAACTCCATTTGCCTCGTTTAATGGTATAACGACATTTAGAGGAGAGGCATTACTAGGAGAAGAGGTTGTTACCTATACATTAGGCACTGGTTCTCTCACAATAACCAGAGCACAGGTAGGAACTAATGCATTCCCTCATCCAGAAGGAACGGATATACAAACTTATGAAAATAGTGGTATATCATTAGTTGGTATTAATACAACGTTCACTGTCTCATCAGATCCAGTTGGTCTTGATAATTATTTTGTTGAAGTCGATAGATCATTATTTGCTGATGCCCAAAGAAACTTCACTCAAGGAGTTCAGCAAATTTCATTCACAAATGAAAAGGCATTCGGTGGTAATAATATTCAAATATCACAAAATCACCAATTCAGTTCATTTTCACCACAATTTAATTGCATTACACCAGGTAAAACAACAAGAGTTAATGCATCTGTTAGAACTGTAAGTGGAACAAGTTCTGGAGGAAATGAGGTATCATTTATAGATCAAGGTTTTGAGCCTACAACATTAAATGCAACTACATTCTTCCCAACTCCAAGATTGGTTGCATCTAAAATAAATGAAGATGCAAGACTAGAGGATCTTCCTAAGAAAAAATCATTGACTCTTGCTGTTGATATGAGCACTGATGATCCTAACTTATCTCCAGCACTTGATGTTAAAAATGCTATATTCATTCTTGGAAGAAATAAAATTAACAAACCTATAAGTGATTATTCAATTGACGGTCTAACTCGACAATTGAAAAATGACCCACATGGATCTGTATTTGTTTCTAACATTATTAGACTTAATCAACCTGCAACATCATTGAGAGTTTTAGTTGGTGCGAGTGTTGAACCTGATGCTGATTTCAGAGTATTTTATCGATTATTCAGTAATGATTCAAGTGAAGTATCACAAACTTACAGAGCGTTTCCTGGTTTCAAGAATATGAAAGATACTGATGGAGATGGATTTGGTGATGAGATAATTGATTTAGGTCTTAATGACGGTAGTGCTGATGCTTTTGTAGGACCTAATAGATTTAATGAGTTTTCTGAATATCAATTCTCTGTTGATAATTTAGAACAATTTGAGGGATTTGTAATTAAGATTGTAATGAGTTCAACGAATGAATCACAACCTGTGAAATTAAAAGACTTTAGAGCAATAGCCTTAGCATAATGAAAACATTTAATCAATTTCAAGAAAGTGTTGCAACTGCAGTTATGGGAGGAAGTAAACTTATTCCAGCTTTGATGACTGGTATTGGTGCTGCTGGTATGATTATGAAATCCAAGAAAAAGGATAATGATGGCATTAATATAACACCTAGAAATTTAAAGAATCTTGAGAATGCTGTTTTTAGAGATAAAACAGGCAGAAAACTTGATGGTGAAATATTAAAAAGAAGAGAACAGAAAAAACAAATGAAAGGAGGACCATTTGCAGACACTGGTGGTTTTGATGCATCAAAGTCACGAACTAAACGTCAATATCTCGGTTTACCTCCATCGAACAAATTATCTAAACAACAAAAGAAAGATAGAAAAATATCTGCTCAGAGAGAGATGATACGTAAGAGAGATAGCGAATTAGCAAATAAAGGTCCAGGTGATCAGGTGCCTGGTGCAAAAAGAGCAAGATTAAAGGAATTGCTCAAGAAATATTTGGGTAAGAAATGAGTAAAATGATCCCAGTTGAAGGTCATAAGAATCTTTATAGAGATGAAGAATCAAATGCTATCCTTAATACAGATGATGCAGGTTATCGTAATTATATCGCCCTAAGAGATAAAAATAATGATAAGCAAGCGGAAATAGATGGTATGAGAAAAGAACTTGATGAACTCAAATCTCTTCTAAATGACCTTGCCTCAAAGATAACGTCTCAGTAAATATAAATACTTTCAGATCTGAATTGCTTTTTAATAGATGGCAGATATAAAAGTCAGAGTTGGACAACAAAATGCCACAAGGGTGATTTCATCTCTGGCAGGTGCCCAAACTCTATCATTAACAGAATTAAGTGATGTGAATGTTTCTGGAACCTTACAAAACGGTATGGTTCTTGTTTTTAATGGTGTTACGAAAAAATTTGATGCAACCTTAGAACTTACGCCAGGTGCAGCACAGAATTTAGACATCAACGGAGGAAATTTCTAAAATGGCTAGTATTATTAGAATCAAACGATCATCGGGTACAGCCAAACCCAGTAGTTTGAATTGGGGTGAATTAGCATACGTTACTGGTATAGGTAGCTTTGGTGGCACTAATCAATATAAGGATAGAGTATTCTTAGGAGATGATGGTACAAATGTAAACCCAGTTGCGGGTCATTTCTATACGTCAATGATGGAACACACAGCAGGAACTCTTGCAGGTGTAACCAATACAAGAAATAGTGATGGCGGTATCGTAGCAATTCTTGACAGTGATCGAAAGATAGATTTATGGAATGTAGATAATCTAAGATTAGATGGTAATGAATTTTCCTCACAAAATACTGATGGTGATATTGTAATAAATCCAAACGGAACTGGTGATGTCGTTCTTCCTGATGACACTAAACTTGGTTTTGGTGGAGGTGCAAATGGACAAGCAGCAGTTGATGGTTTTATAAGATATGATGAGGCAGGTCAAGATAAACTTGAAGTGGGTGGAGCAAGAGCAAGATTCTCTAATTCAACTCAAGCAACAAGCACAACAGATGGAGCAGTATCATTTGATGGTGGTATTGGAGTAGTTAAGAACGCTGTTATTGGTGGTGACTTAATTGTATCTGGTGGAAATTCTAAGTTAGGTAATATTAGAATTGAAAATAATATTATCGCATCATTAGCAGGTGCAGGTAATAAGATATACATTGACCCATATCCAGATGGTCTAAGTAATGAAGGTGACGTTATCATCAAAGGTAACTTACAAGTTGATGGTACAACCACCACAGTTAACTCAACTCAGACAACTGTTAATGATCCAATCATGATGGTTGGTGATACCACCAGTTCAAGAACTGTTATGGTAACAGTTCAATCTGGTGTTTCTACAGTTATAGTTGATCAGGTAACAGGTATTGCAGTTAATGATACTCTTTTACATGCAAACTTCTCTGCAAGTGGTATTACAACTGTTACAGCGATTAACAGTGGTGCAAAAATGCTTACCTTCCAAGGTACAACCACTGCTGGAATCAGCACACAAACTGAAATAACAGTCGTTCATGCAACAGACACTAATACTGACCGTGGATTAGGATTCACTTATAATGTTGGTGTAGGAACTGCAAACTCAACTGATGGTTTCTTTGGATTAGACGATAGTTCAATTGCATCTAGCACTGCTGGAACAGGTAATCATGGAACTCATGGCGATAACAGTCGTAGATGGACTTATGTTCCTGATGCTACTATATCAGCAAGTGTTGTCTCTGGAACAAAAGGTTTCTTAGATATCAAAGGTATCTACTATCAATCTGGTAACTTTGCTTCTGGTGGAGTTGTTTGGTTTGATAGTGAGGGTCTGCAGCAATCAACAAATGCTCCTGCATCACCAACTATTACATCTAAGCAAGTATTAACAGCTGTCACAAAGATTGTTCTAACAATGCCTGGTAACGTAACACTTGCACAAGGTGATATTGTTAAGCAAGCAACTACAAATGCTTTTGGTGTTGTTGAGAGTGCTGTTAATGCAGCAACATCTGTTCCTCTTGTAGGTGTCGAGGGAACATTTAATAACTCAAACACACTTGTTAGAGAAGGACAAAGTGGTGGAACTGCAAACCTTGCAGCACCATCTAGTGTAGCGACTACATATGTTAATAAACCACACTGGACATCGACCCTAGACGGAGGAACTTTCTAAATGCCACAAAACAGTGAAGTGGACGTAAACATACTCGTCAACTTATATAATTCTAAATTAGCATCAGCATTAAACCAAAACGTATTATTAGAGGCAAAATTACAGACTCTAAAAAATGATTTTGAGGAAGAAAAAAAATTACTTCTAGAAGAAATCGCAAATCTAAAAGGTGATTAATAACCATGCCAAGTAATAGAGGACAACTTATAAACTACGGATTGCGTCAACTAGGAGCACCTGTCTTAGAGATCAATATTGATGATGATCAACTCCATGATGCTGTAAATGATACAGTGCAAATATATCAGGAGCGTCATTATGATGGTATTGAAAGAATATATTTAAAGTATAAGATAACACAGGATGATATTGATAGAGGTACAGCAAAAGGAACAGATGGAGTTGGTATAGTTACTACGTCTGGTATTCAGACATCAAATGTAACTGTATCAAGCGATTTTTATGAGACATCTAATTTCTTATCAGTCCCAGAAAATATATTAGGAGTGCATCGTATATTCAAGTTTGATAGTAGTTCTATTTCTGGAGGAATGTTTAGTATTAAGTATCAGTTATTCTTAAATGACTTATACTACTTTAACTCAGTTAATCTTTTACAATTTGCAATGACAAAAACATATCTAGAAGATATTGACTTTTTGTTAACAACAGAGAAACAGATCAGATTTAACATGAGACAAGATAGATTATATCTTGATATTGATTGGGGTGCAGAAACAGTGGATAATTTTATAGTTATTGATTGTCTTCGTGCGATAGATACAGAACAGATATATAATGATCCCTTCGTTAAGAGATATTTTACTGCATTAATTAAAAAACAATGGGGTCAGAATTTAATTAAATTTAGAGGAACTAAATTACCTGGTGGTATAGAACTCAATGGTAGAGAAATATATGATGAGGGAGTTAAAGAATTAGAACAATTAAGAAACAGAATGGCACAAGATTATGAGATGCCTCCTCTTGACTTTATTGGGTGATGTATAATGGCATTAAATCCGTATTTTCAACAGGGAACTCAAGGAGAGCAAAGATTAGTTCAAGATTTAATTAATGAACAACTAAGACTTTATGGTATAGAAGTAACTTATATACCAAGAAAATTTGTAAATAAAGCAACAATTATTGAAGAAGTAACAGCATCAAAGTTTGATGATAACTTTTCTGTTGAAATGTATGTTAATTCATATGATGGATACTCAGGAGCTGGTGATGTCTTAACTAAATTTGGTATGAGTCTCAGAGATGAAGTTGAACTCACTGTATCAAAAGAAAGGTTTGAGGAATTTATAGCACCATTTATGGAGTCATCAGGTGATATTGATTTATCATCAAGACCAAGAGAGGGTGATCTAGTATTTTTTCCATTAGGTGCTAGATTATTTGAAATAAAATTTGTAGAACATGAAGATCCATTCTATCAATTAGGCAAAAATTATGTCTATAAACTTAAATGTGAGTTATTCGAGTATGAGGATGAAGTTATTGACACTTCTCTCGATCTTATCGACACTCAGGTTCAAGAAGAAGGGTTTATTTCTACGCTTAAATTAGTAGGTGTTGGTAGAACAGCGACAGCAGTTGCATCTATTGGTAGTGGATATATTCGTGAGATATTCTTGAATGACGATGGTTCTGGGTTCACTGGAACACCAACTGTTGCAATTAGCACATCGCCTAGTGGTTTATCTGGTGATAATGCTACCGCAGTTGCATTTACTACAGAAAGAGCAGGAGTAAGATCAATTGAAAAAATATTACTTACAAACGCAGGTGCAAATTATACCACTCCACCAATAATTACATTCTCAGGTGGTGGAGGAACAGGTGCAGCTGCAACTTGTTCTATTAATACAGTAACCAAGGGTGTTATACGATTTACTATGACAGACAATGGTGTTGGATTTGGAACAGCACCTGTTGTTACAGTTTCTGTTCCTCCTGCTGGTATTGCAAGTGATCGTGCAGTTGGTATTGCATCAATAGGTGATGCTGGTGGCGGATTTAATCAGGTCAATTCAATCTTTGTATCAAATCCTGGCACTGCCTATACTACTAACCCAACAGTCACAATATCTAATCCAGAGACGATTAGTGGTGTTGGAACTTACTTGTTTAATGAAATAGTTCAAGGAATGCGTTCAGGAGCACAAGCAAGAGTTAAATCTTGGGATCAAGATACTGGAATTTTAGGAGTTAGTAACGTTGGAATTGGAACAACCATATCTGGATTCTTTAAGGGAGAGGATATTAAAGGTCTCACTTCAGAGGCATTATTTAGCGTCTCAATTTATGATGATGAAGATCGCACCGATAAATATAATGAAGGTGACATTTTTGAGAGTGAGGCGGATGCTATTCTCGATTTCACGGAATCTAATCCATTTGGTACATTTTAATGTTAGGAAATTACTTTTATCACGAAATAATTAGGAAAACAGTTATCGCATTTGGGACATTGTTTAATGATATTCATGTGCGTCATGAGGATCAAGCGGGTAATCCAATATCAGAAATCAAAGTTCCAGTTGCATATGGTCCTAGACAAAAGTTTCTAGCAAGAATCCAACAACAACCAGAATTAAATAAGGCAACTCAAATTACATTACCAAGAATGTCTTTTGAGATAACAAATATATCTTATGATTCAACAAGAAAAGCAGGTATAACACAAACATTTAAGGCAGTTGATAAAGAAGATGGTGATAAAATAAAAAAAGTTTTTATGCCAGTTCCATATAATTTAGGTTTTGAATTAAATATTTTGGTAAAACTTCAAGATGATGGATTACAAATACTAGAGCAGATACTACCTTTTTTCCAACCAGGATTTACACTTTCAATTGATCTAGTAAAATCGATTGGAGAAAAAAGAGATGTGCCGATGATATTAAATAATATATCACAGCAGGATGATTATGAAGGAGATATGTCAACCAGAAGAGCATTAATTTATACTTTATCATTTACTGCAAAAACATTCATGTTTGGTCATATTGCAAAAACACCTGAAGGACTTATTCGTAAGGTTCAGGTTGATTACTATTCAAGCACCGACACAAAAACTGCAAAGAGAGAACAAAGATATACCGTGGTTCCTAAAGCGAAGAAGGATTATAACGATGATGGTGTTATAGATAAACAAGACGAACCATTCATCGAACCAGGTGATGATTTCGGTTTCACTGAAGAAAGAACATTCTTTGGTGACTCTAAAGATTTTGCTCCAAATAGGGGTGTGGATGTTTAATCATGAAAAATTCTTATGATTCATTAAATGATACTTTCAACACTGATCCTGTTGAAGACACTGATATTGTTAAAGATGAAAAAAGAAAAAATCAAATTCAGAAACTTACTGATGATGTAAGTAAAGATTATGATTACACAAGAGGTAATCTTTACTCACTGATTGAAAAAGGACAAGAGGCAATTAATGGTATTATGGAGGTTGCTGGTGAAACTGCAAGTCCGAGAGCATATGAAGTCGCAGGTCAATTAATTAAAAGTGTTGCAGATACAACAGATAAGTTAGCAGATTTACATAAAAAGGTAAAAGAGATTGAAGAGGATAATCCTAAACAACAAAATACTGTTACTAATAACGCATTATTTGTAGGTTCTACCAGTGAACTCTCAAAAATGTTAAAAGATGGAATACTAAATAGTAATAGCTCTGAATAATTATAATGGGTACAAAGTCCTGCAAAAAAGGATTTTACTACTGCAACACCGATAAGAAGTGTAAACCAATACCTGACGGATATAAAATGCGTGAGGACGGTTTCCTTGTTAAAGAGGGTTGGTCTGGAAAATATAAAAAATCAATTGACTGTAATAATCCAAAAGGATTTAGTCAAAAGGCACATTGTCAGGGTAAAAAGAAAAGAATGGCAGAGGAATCAAATCCTCGCATTCCTCGTAAAAAAGGTCAACCCGCTAAGTCTAAAAAACATAGCGATTTATACACAGATGAAGATCCTAAAGGAACTATTCATGGACTTGGTTTCAAGGACGTTGCTACTGCTAAAGCAAGCGTGGCAAAAATTCGTAAATCAAGTAGAAAACATGCTCATAAAATCCAAGCAGCGATTGCTATGGAACAAAGAGCGAGGGTGATGGGTAAGACCGCAGAAGCTGCAATCTTCCGAAAGTATATCAACTCAATGAAAAAGAAAACAAAAGCAATGAATGAAGAAAAGAAGGGAGATCACGAATACGAAATGATTCGTCGTCAAACGGATAATGTTATGGTTGCTGCGAAGAAAATTAAGAAAAAAGTTGGTAAAGGTGAGGGTGATGTAAAAGCGTGGGTTCAGTCTAAAATTACAAAGGCAGCAGATTATCTTGATACTGCAGCGGATTATATGACTGATAAAGAGGAAGTCAAAGAAGGTTCACTCCGCAAATGGTTCAAGGGTTCTAAATCCAAAGACGGTAAAGGTGGATGGGTGAACGTAGTTACTGGTGGCACTTGTGCTAGTGACGAACCTGGTGAGGGCACTCCAAAGTGTGTATCATCTGCAAAGAGAGCAAGTATGAGTAAGAAAGAAAGACTATCAGCAGCGAGAAGAAAGAAGAAGGCAGATCCAGGTCAACAAAGTAAGAGTGGTGCTGCAAAACCAACTTATGTTTCAACTGATAAACCTAAAAAGAAAAAGAAAATGAAAGAAGAATTTATCTCACTACCACTTCAACTTGAGGTTCCACAAAATGACGGAGAGTTTAGGTTAGGTATGATGTTCCGTGAAAGTTTGGAACAGGATCGTGGTATGCTCTTTATATTTGAGGAGACAGGTCAGCATTCTTTCCATATGAAGAATACTTTTATACCTCTTGATATTGCGTTTATAAACGAAGAGGGTATCATTGAAAGTATCAAAGAATTAAATCCATTAAGTTCAATACCAGTATATCCAAATGGTAATATTAGATATGCAATCGAAGTAAATCGTGGATGGTTTGCTGAGAATGGTGTGGTGGTAGGAGATGCAATATTGGAAGAAGGTTGTCAGAAATGTGGTGAGAGTTGTGATAACTGTGAGTGTGAGTGTCACGACACAATTACTGAAGTAAAAGATAAGAAAGGTAAAGGTAGTGGCACGAAAGATGCTTGTTATCATAAAGTCAAGTCAAGATATTCAGTCTGGCCAAGTGCATACGCATCAGGTGCATTAGTCAAATGTCGTAAGGTAGGTGCTGCAAATTGGGGTAACAGTCGTAAAGAAGAAGTTGAATATGAAGCAAAGGTTTATAAAACACCTCATTATCGTTGGAGAGATGCTTTGGCAGAGCATCATCGTAAAGATGAAGATGGTAACACCATACCTCATGAAGATGATATCAAAGAAGGACATTATGGTTCTGCGGTAAATAAAATACCAGCAGAGTTAGATAAGGCAGTTGCATTACATAAAAGTCAGGCAGAAAGATTAAGAAAGTCTCCTGAATTTAAGAAAGATGCTGGAAAGAAAGCAAATGCAATACCAGGTCAACTTGATAAAGCAGTTGCAATGCACACTAAACAAGCAAAAGAACTTAGAGCAGCAGGTGTAGGTGATGATAAGAATTGTGGATGTGGTCAAACACCTTGCAAAACTTATGGTAAGAAAAAGGAGATGAAAGAAGGTTTAGGGGGTGCACTTGCTGGATTGGCGGGTGCTGGAATGGCAATAGGTGGAGCAATAAAGAAAGAAAAAGATAAAGCAAATTATAAACCTGGCACAGGTAGAAAGGTTGACACTGCTGGAACAGTTGCTAATGTTATTAAAAACAAAGGTAAAGTCGTTACTAAAGATCATTATGATTGGAGATCAACTTTAGATGAGAAGTGTTGGGCAGGTTATGAAAAGAAAGGCATGAAAACAATGTTCGGTAAGAGGTATCCAAACTGCGTAAAAAAGTCCAAAAGTAAAACTCGGAAGGAAGAACTCGATTACGATGGAGTGATTGAAGGTGCAACCGATGTTTTAATTAAAACTGCAACAGGAAAGGGTAAAAGAAAAAAAGATCCTAACATGACACCTGATATGTTAAAAAGATATCGTGATAATTTTTTAGGTGCATCTTATCAACCAGAGGGTGAGTCTATTGACGAATCACCTAAGAAAAAAAATGTAACAGGTGATAATATAAAGGGGACAATGAAAAATCTAGATGATGGTATTGATAAAAATATACACGGTGTAGGTAAAGGTAAAAAAATTAAAAAAACATTGGGAGGTCCTGATATTAACCTAGCACATTATGAACCAGAAGGTGAAGTCATTGATGAAAAGAAAATGACTGAAAAAGAGAAAAGAAAAGATGATAGATTGAAAAAGAAGTATGATAAGTCTGATATGAAGAAGAATATGCAGAAACAATATGGTAAAGAGGAGGGTAAGAAAGTATACTTTGCAACCATTCGCAAACAAGCAATGAAAGAAGAAAATATTGATGAAAGTCCTAGTATTTTAGGAGGATTAGGAAAATTTGCTTTAGGAGCACTTAAATTAAGTAAAAGTAAAGCAGGATTATCTTTACTAGGTGGACTTGGTATGGGAGTTGGTAAATCACTACCTTATATTGTTGCTCCAAAAACTATGTTAACCATTGCAGGTGTATCAGCTGCAGGTCAGGGTTTAGGACTTGCAAAACAAGTAGCAAGGAAATCCGCAGCTGATAAAGAAAATGAAAATATTAGATTAAGAAGAGGAATGGGTGAAAGTATAACCGATGAGGCACTTACAATTCAAGATTGGAATGTAGATGATATCAAGTTTACAGAAATTGAAACTGTTGATATAATTAAACCTAAACCACTCAAAGAAAATATGTCTAATTGGAGAGATGACTTAGGTGAAGATTGGCAAAAAACTAATCGAAAAGATAAAACTGATGGCATGAGTCAAAAAGCAGTAAATGCTTATAAGAAAGAAAATCCTGGTTCTAAATTAAAGACTGCTGTAACAAAAGACCCTAAAAAATTAAAGAAAGGTTCTAAATCAGCAAAGAGAAGACTATCATTCTGTAGAAGAATGAAAGGTATGAAAAAGAAACTAACTTCTGCAAAGACAAGTAGAGATCCAGATTCAAGAATAAATAAGGCATTACGTCGCTGGAACTGCTGATAAAGAAAAATGAGTGAAGTCTATCTTGGTAATCCTAATCTAAAAAAAGCAAATACACCGATTGAGTTCACGGAGGAAAATATCCGTGAATTCTTGAAGTGTAAGGATGATCCTGTTTATTTTGCAAACAACTATATCAAGATCGTATCTCTTGATGAGGGATTAGTTCCATTTAAGCAATATGATTTTCAGAAAAAATTAATTAAAAACTTCCATGAAAACCGTTTCAATATATGCAAGATGCCTCGGCAGACAGGTAAATCGACAACAGTTGTATCATACCTTCTACATTATGCAATATTTAATGATAATGTTAATATTGCTATACTTGCAAACAAGGCATCAACTGCCCGTGATCTATTAGGTAGATTACAATTAGCATACGAAAACTTGCCAAGATGGATGCAACAGGGTATCATATCTTGGAATAAAGGATCACTGGAGATCGAAAATGGATCCAAAATTTCAGCTAACTCTACTTCTTCATCTGCTGTCCGAGGCGGATCCTATAATGTCATCTTTCTTGACAAAAAACAAAGGTCATAATTGTATCAACACCACGAGGTATGAATCATTTCTACCGTATGTGGCACGATGCTGAAAGAAAGAAAAATGAATATGTGCCAACAGAAGTTCATTGGTCTGAAGTGCCAGGTCGTGATCAGGTTTGGAAAGAACAAACAATTGCCAACACATCAGAGGCACAGTTCAAGGTTGAGTTTGAGTGTGAATTTCTAGGATCTGTTAATACACTTATTGCTCCATCTAAATTAAAAACTCTCGTATTCAATGACCCAATACAGAAAAATGCAGGTCTTGATATCTATGAGGCACCAAGAAAGGATCATAATTATCTAATTACAGTCGATGTTGCTCGTGGTCTTGGAAATGATTATTCCGCTTTTCTCGTATTTGATATCACAGAGTTTCCATATAAGGTTGTAGGTAAATATAGAAATAATGAAATCAAACCGATGTTATTTCCAAATGTAATACACGATATTGCAATGGCATATAATAAGGCATTTGTTTTAGTCGAAGTAAATGATATTGGAGATCAGGTAGCATCGATTCTAAATTATGATTTAGAGTATGAAAACTTATTAATGTGTTCACAACGTGGTCGTAATGGTCAGGTTGTTGGTGCTGGTTTTAGTGGGAAGAGATCTCAACTTGGAGTTAGAACTACAGCAGCAGTTAAAAAGTTAGGATGTTCTAATCTCAAAACATTACTTGAAGACGATAAAATATTAGTTTGTGACTATGATATCATATCAGAACTTACAACATTTGCTCAGAAACATAATTCATTTGAGGCAGAAGAGGGATGTAATGATGACCTAGCAATGTGTCTTGTAATATTCTCGTGGTTAGTGGCACAAGATTACTTTAAGGAAATGACTGATAATGATGTGCGAAAGAGAATATATGAAGAACAAAAAAATCAAATAGAGCAGGATATGGCACCCTTTGGTTTTATTTCAGATGGTTTCGATGAAGACACATTTGTTGACAAAGACGGTGATTTATGGAAGACTGATGAATATGGAGATCGTTCCTATATGTGGGATTATTATTAATGGCATACTTTTTTCTTATTGGTTCGCAGTTTTTTAATTTTTGTTTCTTCTGTAATATTGCCTTTAATATAGCATCACGTTCAGCACAAGTTCCTGGTTCTGATATTATTTGGAGGGGTGATTTGTAATGTTAGATCCAGTAGAAGTCAATAAATCATTAGATGATATACGTCCTTATATTGAATCTGATGGGGGATATCTTGAGTTTGTCGAGTTAGATTATAATTTAGATGAGAATGTAAGAATGTATTATGGTGTTAGAGAGGGTGAAGAAGCAGCAATCGTAAAGGTCAGATTAAGTGGAGCTTGTGAATCTTGTGCGATGAGTGCTCAAACACTTAAAATGGGTATTGAAAGACATCTTACACAAACCTTCCCTGAAATAGTAGGAGTAATTCAAGTATTATGAATTCAGTTATTCTCTTATTATGCTTCATGCCGATTGTGATTATATTCATTGTCATGAAACTTGCAACTTGGTTATCCTTAACAACATTTGAGTCTAAGTATATCAGAGAGGAAGCAAAGAAACCTCACGGTCCATATTATCCAGATGCGTATGCTGATATTGATGAGGAGGAAGAAGAACGTTGGAATTCGACGAACAACTAGAACTCGGTCACTTTACACTCTCAGAAAGAAAGTGTAGAGTTTGTGGTGTGATGAAAGATTTAATTGATGGTTATTATCTTACAAGAAAAAATAAAAGTATTAAATCATCATACTCTTATGAATGTAAGGAATGTACGATTAAAAGAGTGAGAAATAAAAAGAAACCAAAGATCAAGGATTGGGAGTATCCAGATTGGTAGTTCATGCATTGTTTCCCCAGTGTAATAATGGTAAAGAATAAATAATTTCAGAAAAAATATCCTGAGATTCGGAGAAACGAATATGGCTTTAAATTTAGCCTCTCCTGGTATCGTAGTAAGAGAAGTTGACCTTACCATCGGTAGAGTAGACGCTACAAGCGGCTCTATAGGTGCATTAGTTGCTCCCTTTACGAAAGGTCCCGTGGAGGAAGCTCAACTCATTGAGAGTGAGGAGGATCTATTACAAACTTTCGGTCAACCATATTCGGTTGATAAACATTATGAATACTGGATGGTTGCATCATCATTTTTAGCATATGGTGGTACATTGCAGGTTATTCGTGCAGATGATTTTAACACTGCTACAGGTGTTGGACTAAAAAATTCATTTGTAGGAACTGCATCAAGCATTAGAATTAAGAGTGGCACACATTATAATCAGTTAGGTTATGATGAAAATACTATTACTGGTGTAACAGTAGCTGCTAAAACTCCTGGTAGTTATGCGAATGGAATTAGAGTTTCGATAATAGATGGTAAGGCAGATCAAATTTTGACTGTTAACTCTGGTAATAATACACCAGTTGGAACTGCTGTTACACAAACTGCAGTAGGAAGAATTTTACCTGGTGCTGCTGGAACAAGTCTTCTTGACGGTTTTGTAAAAGGTATCGTCACAGAAAGCACAGATACAACACTTGAAGTTAAATTACTTTCACATGTATCTGCTGCTGGAACAATCACACCTGTAGATTACAAACCAGGTGGTGTTTATAACTTTAATGCTTCTGGTAATGTTGGTTTAACAACTGCAGGACAAGCAATCACAGCAACAGGACAAACAAAAGCATACACACAACAAGTAGATTGGTTCTCACAACAGAACATTGAATTAACAAGTAAAGACCAGAACGGTAATGCTGTTAAATTAGAATGGGATCAACTTGCAGAAAGACCTGGCACATCATCATATGTTGCATCAAGAGGTGGTCGCTTTGACCAAGTTCATGTTGTAGTAATAGATGATAAAGGAGAAATCACAGGTAATGCTGGAACAATTCTTGAGAAGCATCTTAACTTATCAAAAGCAACAGATGCTGAATATTCAGTTGGTTCAACTGCATATTGGAGAAAGTTCTTAGCAACTAACTCTAAGTATATCTACGGTGGTAGTGCTCCTACTGGTATTACAACTATCAGTTATGGAACAGATTCAACCAACACATTAGATACTGATAACGGTTGGGATCAGGCAGCAGATTCTGCTGGTGCTGGATTTGGTGCTTCTGGAGTATTCACTGGTTCACTCGCAGGTGGAACAAACTACGGTGGAAAATCAGATTACACAACATCAGGTGCATTAAACTCAGGTGTAGATGATCTAATTACAGGTTACACTTTATTTGAGAATACTGAAGAGATTGAAGTTGACTTCATTCTTATGGGTGCAGCACATCATGTGAAGCATCAATCACAGGCAGTTGCCGAAAAAGTAATTGCTGTTGCAGAAGCAAGAAAAGATGCAGTTGCATTTGTTTCACCATTCCGACAAGCATTCTTGAATGATAGTTCAGTTGGAACTGTAACTGTGAATAACATAGACACGATAACAAATAATGTTGTTGATTTCTATGGTCCGATCACATCAACCACATACGGTGTGTTTGATAGTGGTTACAAATACATGTTTGATAGGTTTAATAATACCTTTAGATATATTCCACTAAATGGAGATATCGCAGGAACATGTGCTAGAACTGATATAGAACAGTTCCCTTGGTTCTCACCTGCTGGAACAGCAAGAGGATCAATTCTGAATTCTGTAAAACTTATTTACAATCCAGGTAAAAAACAGAGAGACATTCTATACACAAATAGAATTAACCCTGTGATACAATCACCTGGTGCTGGTATTATACTCTTCGGAGATAAGACTGGATTTGGTAAGTCATCAGCATTTGACCGTATCAACGTTCGTAGATTGTTCATTTTCTTAGAAGATGCTATTTCAGCAGCGGCTAAGGATCAACTCTTTGAGTTCAACGATGAACTAACAAGAACAAACTTCGTAAATATTATTGAACCATTCCTAAGAGAGGTTCAATCCAACAGAGGTATATTTGACTTTGTTGTGATTTGCGATGAAACAAATAACACTGCAGCAGTCATTGATCGAAATGAATTTGTTGCTGACATCTTTATCAAACCAGCACGTTCTATCAACTTCATTGGTCTAACCTTTGTCGCTACTAGAACAGGTGTTGCATTTGAAGAAGTAATTGGTTCCGTTTAATTAACAGAGGTTTAACCAACTATGGCTAGTAGAAATCAGATCAATCCACCACCATTAAGGACGATTTCCGACTTTAAGACTAAGTTGACTGGTGGCGGTGCTCGTGCTAATCTGTTTGAAGTTGTTCTAACATTTCCAGATGCTGCTCAACCACCCTCTGATGTTCTTGATAAATCAAGATTTTTAGTTAAGGGTGCAAGATTACCAGCTTCAAACATCGCACAGATAGAAGTGCCTTTCAGAGGAAGGGTTCTTAAAATCGCAGGTGACAGAACGTTCGATTCATGGACAGTTACAGTTATCAACGACACAGACTTTGCAATAAGGTCAGCGTTTGAGAACTGGATGAATACAATTAATAAGTTAAGTGATAACACTGGTTTAGTTAATCCAGCAGATTATCAAGCAGACGCATTTGTATTCCAACTTGATCGTGATGGTCAGAGTCTTAGAAAGTATCGTTTCTATGACACATTCCCAACACAGGTCGGTCCTATTGAACTATCGTATGATGCTGCTGGTATCCAGGAATTCACTGTTGAACTACAAGTTCAGTATATTGAAATCCTAAAAGGAGACAGTCCAGTTTCAGGCGGTGAAAACATCAGCTAAATAGAACATAACAACAGTTCAATCAAAATAATATAATGGCAAAACTTTTTGGTTTTTCAATTGAGGATTCACAAGATAAATCCACCAAAATAGTCAGCCCTGTTCCTAAGAATAATGAGGACGGGGTTGACTCTTATATTGCAAGTGGGTTTTATGGTCAATACGTAGATATTGAAGGTGCATATCGTAACGAACACGAATTAATAAAAAGATATCGAGAGATGGCACTTCATCCTGAAGTGGATAAAGCTATCGAAGATGTCGTCAACGAAGCAATCGTCACAGATTTATATGACTCTCCTGTAGAGGTTGAGTTATCTAACCTTAATGCTAGTGAAAGTATTAAGAAAAAAATTAGAGAAGAATTTAGATATCTAAAAGAAACAATGGACTTTGATAAAAAGTCTCATGAGATATTCCGTAATTGGTATATTGATGGAAGATTATATTATCTTAAAGTAATTGATATGAAGAATCCTCAAGAGGGTATTCAAGATTTGAGATATATTGATCCGATGAAGATTAAATATGTTCGTCAAGAAAAGAAATCAAATATAAAAGATTTAACTATCAGAGTTAAAAGTGAGAAGGATGATGTTCCTAGTCCACAGTTTGATGAGTATTATCTTTATACTCAAAAACCAAACTATCCAACTGGAATGGTGGTACAGGCAGGAAAAGGTGCTGTAAAAATATCTAAAGATTCGATTACATATTGCACTTCTGGATTAGTAGATCGAAATAAAAATCGTGTTCTTTCATATTTACAAAAAGCAATCAAGGCACTTAATCAATTAAGAATGATTGAGGATAGTCTTGTAATCTATAGATTATCAAGAGCACCAGAAAGAAGAATATTTTATATTGATGTAGGTAATCTACCAAAAATTAAGGCAGAGCAATACCTTAAAGAGGTAATGAATCGTTATCGTAATAAACTCGTATATAATGCACAAACTGGTGAGATAAGAGATGATCGTAAGTTCATGTCAATGATGGAAGATTTCTGGTTGCCTCGTAGAGAAGGTGGTCGTGGAACTGAAATCACAACATTACCTGGTGGACAAAACTTAGGTGAACTTTCAGATATCGAATACTTCCAAAAGAAATTATATCGTGCGTTAGGTGTTCCAGAATCAAGAATTGGTGCTGATAGCGGTTTTAATTTAGGTCGTTCATCAGAGATATTGAGAGACGAACTTGGATTTGCAAAATTTGTAGGACGTTTAAGAAAACGTTTTGCACATATGTTTAATGATATGCTTAAGACACAATTAATTCTTAAGAATATTGTTACTCCAGAAGATTGGAAACAAATGGAAGATCATATTCAATATGATTTCTTATATGATAATCAGTTTGCAGAACTCAAAGAAAGTGAGATGTTACAAAATCGTCTCAGTAATCTTGCTACGATTGAACCTTATATTGGTAAGTATTATTCAACAGAATATGTTCGTAAGAGAGTTCTTCAACAAACAGACCAAGAAATTGAAGAGATTGATATGCAGATTGAAGATGAAATAGAAAAAGGTATTCTTCCAAATCCTGCAGAAGTTGATCCTATAACTGGTGAACCATTACCTCAAGAGGGAGAAGATTTAGGTAATGTTCCTGTAGATGAAGATCCAGATAATGAAGCAGCAAAGGTTACAGATGCTCAATATCAAAAAGATACTAAATCGGCAGAGTTATAATACAGTATAAATAAGTATATTGCAATAAATTAATCTTATGGAAGATCTTGTGGATTTGATCGCTACTGACGCTAGTGCTAGTGATATTTCCGATAAAATAAAGGAAAGACTATTTGCCAAAGCAGCAGAGTATGTAGACGCAGCACGACCAGTTGTTGGTGCTGATGTCTTTGGTACAGAAGTGCCAGAACTAGAAAATGCACCCGAAGCAGAATCTGAACTTGAAGTGGAAGACGAAACTACTGTAGAACCAGAGGGAACAGATGGGTAGACTTTTATTAAAAGGTGCAGAGGAAGCATTAGGCACTAACACTGCTGGTGCTAAAATTTTTAGTAATGCAAGACTGGTTCGTGTTGTGAATACTACAAATGCTGCACATTTAGTCACACTTGTAGAAGAAGTTGGTGGATCAACTCTTGGTTCATTTACATTACCATCTGGTGATGTAGTTGAATTGGAAAAGGAACCACTTAACGGAGTGTTTGCAGCAAACGCAGGAGTTAAAGCTGCTGCCATTGGATATACGAATTAAGAACAATGAAACTAATCACAGAAGAAATTTCTCAAATTAAATTTATCACTGAAAAAGTTGGTAAAGGTAAGAGACTTTGCATTGAAGGCATATTCCTTCAAGGTGGAATCAAAAACCGTAATGGTAGAATGTATCCCGTTGATATTTTAGAAAATGAAGTTAGAAGATACACTAAAACTTTTGTGAGTCAGGGAAGAGCACTTGGAGAATTGGGACATCCCGAAGGTCCAACTGTTAATTTAGATCGTGTATCTCATAAGATTACTTCTCTTGTAAGAGAGGGTAATAATTTTAGAGGTAAAGCACAATTACTATCAACTCCGATGGGTAAGATTGCTTCATCATTAATTGATGAGGGGGTTAAACTTGGAGTATCTTCTCGTGGTGTTGGATCACTTAGAGAGAGTAGTAATGGATGTAAAATGGTTGGGGAAGATTTCCAACTAGCAACTGCAGCGGACATAGTTGCAGACCCTTCAGCTCCAGACGCTTTTGTAAATGGAATCATGGAAGGGAAAGAGTGGATTTGGGAAGGCGGTAGTCTTCGTGAAGAACTCGCAGAAAAAACTCAAAAGACAATTAATACACTTGTCACACAAAAAAGATTAGAAGAAAAGAAGTTAAGTCTATTCAACGATTTTCTAAATAATCTCTAAGTTAAAGAAATCTATAAATAAGTATAGATTCCTACGAATCAATCAAAAAAACTCGGTAACAATTTACACGAAATGGAAAACATCGAAGAAAACCAGGTCACCGCAGGAGCAGCAAAAGCTGATCCTATGCCATCATCAGGAATTCCAGTAGAGGATCTTGGTGGACCTACACCAGAAAACTACAAGCCAGATGATGATTCTGCAAAACTCAAAGACCCTGCAGCGACCCTTGCTCAAGTCAAGGATATCGTAAATGCAAAGGCTGGTAAAGCAGAATCTGTTGAACCTGAAGGCGATGTAATCGAAGAAGAACCAACTGCAGAAGCAACTGATGAAGTTGTTGCTGAAGAAGAGACTTCTGAAGAGGAAGTTGTTGCCGAAGAGGAAACAACAGAGGAAGAGGTCATCGAAGAGGAAGAGACAATTGACATCGAAGCAGATGTTCAGGCTCTACTCGAAGGTGAAGAACTTTCCGAAGAGTTCCAAGACAAAGCAAGAACTATCTTTGAAGGAGCAATCCGTTCTAAGGTTGCAGAAATCAAAGAAGAATTGCACGAGTCCTATGCTCAAGCACTAGTTGAAGAACTAGATGACATTAAGAAAGGACTAACAGAAAGAGTTGACTCATACTTAGAGTATGTCTGTGATGAGTGGTTCCAAGAGAACGCATTACAGGTAGAGTCA